AAACATGCGAATAGCAGTTCAAGACAAAGATACTAAGCCAACTAATACCAGTGTACAAGAAAAAGACGGAAAAGAAATTACCATAGAAGCACAACCAGAAGGGCTGAAGGGGTTGCACATCTACTCTTACGAAAATACGTATCTTAATACAATTAAAGATTGTAATGTAAACAGCGGCGGAAGCAATGCTATTACAGCAGGAAAAAATACAGATATTAAAAGCGGTGGCAATCATACAGAAACTGCTGCGCAGATAGACATGAACGGCCCAGCCGCTGCGGCAGCAACCGCATCAGAAATTGCTGACAAGATCGCCAAACTTAGTTTACATAAAAATGTATTAACTGATAAAGATTTGCCTTGGAAGAAACGATATCAGACTGATCCGATTGAAAGTATTATGACAAGGGTACCAATGCACGAGCCGTGGCCTTTGCACGAAAATCAAGCACCGAATCTATTAACCCCGGAATATACGGATAGGGAAGCATAATATGGCAAAATTATATAATCAAAAATCAGTTGCAACTAAGTCAGCATCTGTAGGAACAGTCGGAGTTAAATCATTTAAGTATAAGGGATTTAGTTCTACACAAACTAAAACAGGATTTAAGCTGTATGATATTGATCTAGTAAAACAGGACATCATTAATCACTTTTACATACGTAAAGGAGAGAAATTAGAGAATCCAGAGTTTGGTACAGCAATATGGGATTTGCTATTCGAGCCGTTTACTGGTGATATCAAACAGTTAATTACTGATGATGTACAGACAATTATCAATTACGATCCAAGGATAGGAGTAAATGCAATAATAGTCGACAGTACGGAACAGGGTATTAGAATCGAAGCAGAGATAGTGTATTTGCCATTTAACATCAATGAAAGCATGACATTTGATTTTGATCGCCGCAATCTCTCAGTTAACTGACCACATAATTTATTTCAATAAATAGCTTGTAGGATAAAGAGAACACATGACAACGACAACAAGACAAAATAATTTAATTTTAAACGAAGACTGGACTAGAATCTATCAAACGTTTAAAAATGCTGATTTCAAATCGTATGATTTTGAAAATATTCGTCGTGTAATGATTGAATATATCAGAGAAAACTATCCTGAAGATTTTAACGATTACATTGAATCATCTGAATATCTTGCTCTAATCGATGCAATAGCATTTATGGGACAGAGCTTGTCGTTCCGTATTGATCTAGCCAGCCGTGAAAACTTTATTGAATTAGCAGAAACAAAAGAAAGTGTTCTACGATTAGCTAGAATGATTTCTTATAATTCAAAAAGAAACATACCGTCTACTGGACTTTTAAAATTTGATACTGTAAGCACTACTGAAAATATTGTAGATAGCAATGGTAGAAACTTAGCGCAGCAGGTTATTATCTGGAATGATGCAACAAATCCTAACTGGAATGAACAGTTTTTAAAAGTGTTAAATTCCACAATGACAGACAATACAGAATTTGGTCGTAGTCAAGGAACGGCTGTTATACAAGGAGTTACAACAGACCAATATAGATTTAGAACATCTACGACAGATGTGCCAATATATTCTTTTTCCAAGTCTGTAGCTGGTCGAGGTATGAATTTTGAAATAGTAAGTACTTCTTTTAAAAATTCAGAGACTATCTATGAAGAAGATCCGTTTCCTGGAAATCAATTAGGTTTCATTTACAAAAATGATAGAAAGGGACCATCTAGTGCAAATAACGGATTTTTCTTGCTCTTTAAACAGGGAAGTTTAGAAGTTGCTGATTTTTCAATAGCTATTCCAACAGCTAATGAGATACTGTCTATTGACGCTGAGGGAATTAATAATGATGATATTTGGTTATACCCATTAGATTCATCCGGAACACAACAAACAAAGTGGAGACAAGTACCAGCATTAACTGGAAACAATATTGCATACAATAGTTTAATTAATGGAGATAGAAACATTTACGGAACTATTACTAAAGATAACGACAAAGTTGATTTAGTATTTGCTGATGGTACTTATGGAAATCTCCCCCAGGGATCGTTTAGAACATACTATAGAGTTAGTAACGGTGTAAGTTATTCTATCGCCCCTTCAGAAATGAGAGGCATCACAATAGATGTTCCTTACATTAATAAGAAAGGTTCGGCTCATATACTAACAATAACTATGAGCTTAAAGTATACAGTGTCGTCGTCTGCTGCAAGTGAAGACATTGATAGTATTCGAGCAAACGCACCGGCTCAGTATTATACACAGAACAGAATGATAACCGGCGAAGATTATAATCTTGCACCGTTATCAAGCAGTCAAAACATATTAAAAGTCAAAGCCATTAATCGAATATCTAGTGGAATAAGTAGAAATTTTGATATTATTGATGCGTCTGGCAAGTATTCAAGTGTTGATGTATTTGCCGACGACGGGTTAATTTATAAAAACGAAAATGAGATTAGTTTAGAATTTAAGTATACGTCAAGGGTTGATGTTTTTAATTTTATTAAACAAAAATTAGAACCTTATTTTTCTAAGTCCGACCTTTACAATTTTTATCTATCGAAATATTCAAAGATTTTGTTTATTGATAATAATACTAGATGGAACAAAATTACCGAAGACACAAATTTATCAACAGGATATTTTTTCAATGAAGTAGACTCTGCCTTATTAAAGACAAGTGTCTATACAAATAATACATTAAAATATCTTAGTAGCAATTCGTTAATTAAATTTGTTCCAATTGCTGGATATGTGTTTGATAAGAATAATAATATGGTTATTGCTAGCTCCGTTCCTAGCAGAGAACAAAAAACATACATTTGGACCAAGGTAATACAAATAATAGGCGATGGTACCAATGCCGGTAGAGGAGCACTGGCAACAGGATTGGGCCCGGTGTACCTAAGTGAAAATATCCCAACAGGCGCAATTGCTTCTAGAATTATTCCTAAATTTGTTTCTAATTTATCAGACACTTTAGAAAATCAAATAACAAATTTAGTTTTTTCTAATACAAATTTTGGATTAAGATACGATAATATCGAAACTTCTTGGAAAATCATTAATGCGTCGAATCTCAATATTGTTGATGATTTCTCATTAGGAAAAACAGGCGACAGCACAGGAAGCAATCTTGATTCTTCGTGGATAGTTTCTTTTACAAAAGATGTTGATCGTTATGTTGTAAAAATTCGAACACTAGAACTTATTTTTAACAGCATTAGAAAAAATAGATTTTATTTTGATCCTAATGAAAAAGTTTACGATAGTAGAACAAATAAAACAATCAAAGATTTAGTTAAAGTATTAAGCATAAATCTAGAAGCCGAATCAGGCAATGCATTAAACAACGATATAACTTTTGAAATCAGTGATTCGATCACGTATGATGATGGATATAGAAGTACCAACGAAATTAAGATTTCGTTCGCTGACAGCGACGACGATGGGGTGATTGATGACCCTGAACAGTTTGTTAGAATTGTTGGAGAAGATAATTTATTAAACTATGTTTTCTTTGAAAAAATTAGAGACTCATCCGGTAGCTATCTATTCCAGTATTACGATAATTCTCAAGATACTATTTTGTTAGTTGAAAAAGAAACCTCAGTCAGCACAAATTCCTACGCCGACGGCCAGTTGATTTATTTTTGGGCAATTGACGAAGCAGTAGTAAAACAAGTTAATAAGTCTTCGAATACATTTGATATTAATACTAATTATCGTGCCAATGTTGGGATTGCTGGATTAAAATTTCAATACATACATAATGCAAACGTTGACCGCAGAATTGACCCTAGTGTGAGCAATATTATAGACATATATTTGGTAACAAAATCATACGACACTGATTTTAGAAATTGGTTAAGCGGCGCAACAGCAACAAGACCCGTTGCCCCAACAACTGACAGTCTTCGTATTTCGTTCGGTGAGAATTTAAATGCAATTAAATCTATCAGTGATGAAATTGTATATCACCCGGCACAGTACAGGATATTATTTGGTAGATATTCGGACGATAAATTCCAAGCAACTTTTAAAGTGGTAAAGAATTCTACAAGTACATTAAATGACAATGATCTTAAAGTTAAGGTTATAAATGCAGTTAATCTTTTCTTTGATATAAACAACTGGGATTTTGGAGACAAGTTCTATGTATCAGAAATGATTACGTATGTTATTAACACAGTGTCTCCGGATATTTCAAATATGGCAATGGTGCCTGTGCAACCTGATCAAATATTTGGTAGTCTTTTTGAGATTCAATGTTCCCAAGATGAAATTTTTGTCAGCGGAGCAACAGTAGATAATGTAAGCATTGTAACTTCGTTATCAGCAGCAGAATTGAATATTAATCCTAATCAAATAGTATCAACAACGGTATAATAGAATGGCAGATAAAACATATCCTAAAAGCGGTTTACCAATAAGAAGTACCGTAGATTTTCTACCTCAGATTTTTAAGACTGACACAAATAATAAATTTTTGTCTGCAACACTCGATGCTTTTATACAGCCGGGAACTTTAGAAAAAACTGTTGGCTATGTAGGAAAGCGTTATGGTAAAACATTTAACGGAACCGACGTTTATCTAGATACTGATCAAACATTAAGAAGTAGATATCAATTAGAACCTGGAGTAGTGCGTTTTAAAGATCAGAAAATTGAAAACTTTTACGACTATCTTGATTTTAAAAATATATTAAAATTCTTTGGTAACGA